CTTCCTAAGTTCTTCAGAGCGGGAAGTTCTCTATGGTGGCGCAGCTGGTGGTGGCAAATCCTACGCTATGTTGGCTGACCCACTACACGGTTTGAACGATCCTAACTTTAGTGGCCTACTTGTACGTCACACTACAGAAGAGCTTAGGGAACTTATACAGAAGTCGCAGGAGTTATACCCACGTGCAGTACCAGGTATCAAGTGGTCAGAGCGAAAGTCGCAGTGGACTAGCCCAAAAGGTGGGCGTCTCTGGATGTCCTACTTGGATAAAGATACAGATGTTACTCGCTACCAAGGGCAAGCGTTTAACTGGATAGGCTTTGACGAACTTACTCAATGGTCTAGTCCTTATGCTTGGGACTACATGAGATCACGTCTACGTAGCTCAGCACGACACTTAGGTCTTTACATGAGGGCTACGACTAACCCTGGCGGCGCTGGGCATCAGTGGGTTAAGAAGATGTTCATTGATCCGGGTCCTTCAAACAAAGCATTCTGGGCTACAAATATTGAAACAGGCGACACGATTACCTATCCTGAGGGACACAGCAAAGCAGGTCAGCCTCTGTTTAAGCGTAGGTTTATACCTGCATCTCTCTTCGATAACCCCTACCTTGCTGAAGCGGGTGACTACGAGGCGATGCTCTTATCATTACCAGAGCACCAAAGGAAGCAACTCCTAGAAGGTAATTGGGATATTAACGATGGAGCAGCATTCCCAGAGTTTAACCGATCTCAGCATGTCGTTGACGCTTTTGAAGTTCCCGAAAGCTGGGCTAAGTTTAGAGCTTGTGACTACGGCTACGGATCTTATACGGGGGTTCTCTGGTTTGCTGTTGCACCAGACGAACAACTCATTGTTTACAGGGAACTCTATTGCTCTAAAGTTACAGCTACTGATCTAGCTGATATGATCTTAGACCTAGAGAAAAAAGATGGCGGTATGAGATACGGGGTGCTAGACTCTTCTTTGTGGCACAACCGTGGCGACACGGGGCCATCACTAGCAGAGCAAATGATTATGAAGGGATGCCGCTGGCGTCCATCAGATCGCTCTCGTGGCTCTCGTGTCGCAGGAAAAAACGAAATACATAGGCGTTTACAAGTAGATGAGTTCACTGAGAAGCCTCGCCTAGTATTCATGAACAACTGCACAAACACTATTGCGCAGATACCTAGCATCCCTCTGGACAAAAGAAACCCTGAGGATGTAGACACACATGCAGAAGATCACTTGTATGATGCTCTGCGATATGGTGTAATGACACGTCCACGCAGCAGCATCTGGGACTTCAACCCTGCAACACAGCGCTCTGGCTTCCAAGCTAGTGACACAACATTCGGATACTAACACATGGCAGAACAAGAAGAAATGTTTGAGACAGATGAAGTCATTGCTGCGGAAGACAGTACAGACAGTATCTTTGAACGTAAGGATAGCGTAGTATCTTTCGTGCAAGAGCGTTACTCACGGGCAGAAGATGCACGTTACGCAGACGAACAGCGTTGGCTCAAAGCATACCGCAACTATCGTGGGCTATATAGTTCTGACGTTCAGTTCACTGATACAGAGAAATCACGTGTATTTGTTAAGGTTACTAAGACTAAGACACTTGCTGCCTATGGTCAGATTGTAGACGTTCTCTTTGGTAACAACAGGTTCCCACTCTCAGTCAACCCTTCTGTGTTGCCAGACGGTGTTGCTGAAGCATTACACATTAACATTGACCCTAAGGCTCAGGCTGCAGGTGATGCGTTAAAAGCTGTAACACAACAGAAACCACCTAGTCCTTACCTGATTAGTGGTGACACTACACTAAAACCTGGTGAGACCCTTATGGATCTTCAGGCTCGTATGGGTGGCTTAAACAGTAAGCTTGAGGCTGTATCGGATAAGATCATTGAGGGTGACGGAACTACACCATCTGCAGTATCATTCCATCCTGCTATGATTGCAGCTAAGAAGATGGAAAAGAAGATCCACGATCAGCTTCAAGAGTCTGGTGCTTCTACCCATCTACGTTCTATGGCTTTTGAGATGGCTCTACTTGGCACAGGTGTCATGAAGGGTCCATTCGCTGTAGATAAAGAATACCCTAACTGGAATGATGAAGGTGAGTATGACCCTCTTGTAAAGACAGTACCAGAGTGTAGCCACGTTTCTTCTTGGGACTTCTACCCTGACCCAGAAGCTAAGTCTATGGACGATGCTGAATATACAGTTGAGCGTCATAAGATGTCTCGCACACAGCTTCGCTCTCTGAAGAACCGTCCTTACTTCATGTCTGATGCAGTACAGATGGCTGTAGACAAAGGCCCAGACTACGTACAGAAGTACTGGGAAATGACTATGGAAGATGACGATACACAGCCATCCTCTGAGCGTTGGGAAGTACTAGAGTTCTGGGGTTTTGTAGATACAGACCTTCTTGAAGAGCACGGTGTTAAGATTCCTAGTGCGTTAAAAGACCTAGACGAAGTTAACTGTAACGTATGGATTTGTAACGGTGAGGTACTACGTTTCGTACTTAACCCCTTCAAACCTACACGTATTCCTTACTATGCTGTACCTTATGAGCATAACCCCTACTCCTTCTTTGGTGTAGGTATTGCTGAAAACATGGATGATACGCAAACATTGATGAATGGCTTTATGCGTATGGCTATTGACAACGCTGCACTATCTGGTAATCTTATCATCGAAGTAGATGAGACCAACCTCACACCAGGCCAAGACTTATCTGTGTACCCCGGCAAGGTGTTCCGCAGGGCTGGAGGCGCACCGGGGCAAGCCATCTTTGGCACCAAGTTCCCCAACGTAGCACAAGAGAATATGCAACTGTTTGATAAGGCACGAGTTCTAGCAGATGAGAGTACTGGATTCCCTAGTTTCGCTCACGGACAAACCGGAGTATCTGGCGTTGGGCGTACAGCTTCTGGTATTTCTATGCTTATGTCTGCTGCTAACGGTAGTATTCGGACGGTAGTTAAGAACGTAGATGACTATCTGCTTCGCCCCTTAGGTAAAGCTTTCTTCTCGTTCAACATGCAGTTTGACTTTGATGAGTCTATCCGTGGTGATTTGGAAGTACACGCATCTGGTACAGAGAGCTTAATGGCTAACGAAGTACGGTCACAACGCTTGATGCAGTTCTTGCAGGTTGCACAGAACCCAGTCCTAGCTCCCTTTGCTAAGATGGACTACATCATTCGTGAGATTGCTAAGTCTATGGATCTTGACCCAGACAAGGTTACTAACTCAATGAGTGATGCTGCTATCCAAGCTGAGATCCTAAAAGGCTTTCAGGCTCCCGCACAGCCTCCTGCAGGGCCGGAAGGTGTTCCCGCACCCCAAGGTAGCCCAGAACCAGAAGGACAGGCTCCACAGGGCGTACAGGACACCTCAGGGGGTGGTGGCTCTCAGATAGGTATTGGTACAGCGCCTACACCGGGTGAACAAGGGTTCAGCGGTAATGTCGCTTAAGAGCTTCGTAAACGATAAAGCTTCTTGGGATGCGTTTGTTTCTGAGTTAGAAGAGCGCATCTCATATACGCATAAGAGCATGGAGAACATCTCTGATACTGCAGAGTTGTACAGGCATCAGGGTGCTATACGTGCCTTGCGCAATCTACACTACTTGAGGGATAAAGTGAATGGATGATAAGCTTAGAGAGGTTTATGAGTCAGACCCCCTAGCAATGGCAAGCGCCTATGGTGTAGATGTCGTTGATCCTGATGAGACTGTAGAGGCTTCTAAGGCAGCTGCACAGTTTGGTTGGGAGAGCTTACCCGGAGTCGGTACTACTTATACAGTACGAGATATTACATCTGAGTTAGAGAAAGAAAGTCCTAACTACTTGAAGATTGGAGCACTAGCTGGTGCTGAGGTTATAGGTCTTATTCCAGGATTAGGTAGTGCAGCAAAGTCTATGATTCGCCGTGGTGCGGATGCAGCTAAGGGTTCCGACAATGTGATAGACGCAGCTAGTAGCATCCCTAAAGTACCACGTAAAGTTGAACCATCCTACACAGATGCAGAACTACTAGAAGCGGATGACCTTATCAGTGAGTGGGGTAAGGGCAACTTTACCAATCCTGAACTAAGAACTGCTCTACGTAATAGAGGTTTTGAGATACAGAATAAAATGATCTCACCTAAAATGACAGGTGACGATCTTGAAGTTGTAGGACCAGATGGTAATATTGTACGCTGGAAAGATATGCCGCGTGGTAAACCTGCTACTGTACAGATTGACAGAGATACAGATGCACTAGAAGCATCACGTCTACGCAACGATCCTGAAGCTTTGGAGCAGTGGCGTACAGAAAACAAGCTACCAGAGACTCAAAGACAGAAGAACTTACCTGATGCACAAGCTGCAGCACAGGCTTTGATAGAGGGTAGTGTAACA